GTTGTGTTATTAAACGATGCAGAAGTACCTAAAGCGGTGTTGTTTGCACCTGTGGTATTGCATCTGAAAGAATTATCTCCGAAACTAGCATTTAGTGTTCCTGTTGTATTACCAAGTGATGACTTAAAACCAAATGCTGTATTAGTAGCACCTGTTGTGTTAGCTGATAAAGCACAAAAACCCATTGCTGTGTTGTTATTTGCTGTTTGATTTGCAAATAAGGCTTTATATCCTACACCTGTATTAAAATCTCCTGTTGAATTTGTGTAAACAGAACAAGTTCCAAAAGATGCATTTTGACAACCTGTTGTATTACCTTTTAAAGCTCTATAACCAACACCTGTATTTTCTCCAGCTGTTGTATTTTGTTCAAGTGCTTCATATCCTACAGCAACATTTACACCACCTGATGTATTACATACCATCGCACAAAGACCAATTGCTGTATTTGAATCTCCGGTGTTAGCTAATAAAGCATCTTTACCAACTGCTGTATTAAAGTCTCCAGTTTGATTAGTTGTTAAAGCGTCTTTACCTATTGCTACATTACCATCGCCTTCCGATATTGCTGTACCAGCATGATCTCCAATTGCTACATTGTTTGCACCAGATGTCAAACTATCTAAAGCTGTATCTCCTAATCCTACGTTATCTGATCCTGCTGGATGGTTACCATCTAGTTTTATTGTGCCACCATCTGTAGAAAAATTACCAGCGTTAGTTATTCCGTCTGTTGTAGTATTACCATCAACATCTAAATCAACAGCAACAGTTAAATCTGCTGGAAGTGTAACGTCACTGTTTGCATCTTCTACAACTGCTTTTGTTGCAGGTAGAGTACAGAATACATCTTTTGTACCTGCTGAAAAGTTTACAGCATTATTTGAATTTGATGAAGTAATAGGTGTTGTTCTTGCTAATGTACCAGCTGCAACGGTTCCAAGACCGACTTCGAATTCTGCATTTGCTTGGTTAATGATTGCATAATAAGTTGTATTACTATTTCCTATTGCACTAGAAAAAGTTTCAAAGCCTTGAACGGCTCCCGATAAACTAAATGTACCTGTACCTGTAGTAGTAGAGGTTTCTCTTACTCTGTCATGTATAACTAATGCCATTTAATACTCCTAACCAGAGATTCTTAATATAGCTGCTGAAGTTGTAAACGCTGGAAATACAACTGTAAAAGTCCCTGATGTGCTGGTTTTATCTGCTCCAAAATCTAACGCTGCAACAGCTGCATTAGTTGTAGCTGAAGATGTGTTATATATTAATGCACCTCTTGCTGTGATTGTCGCTGAAGTAAATGACAAATCTGCAAAATCAACAATAGCTACACCTTTACCAGTTCCTGAACCGATAGAAGTACCACTGTTAACTAAAGCTTTACCACCAGCTGAATATGTACCTGAATTACTAACTTCGTTAGTAGATGCATAAGCAGTTGTAGTTGAGTTTAGAGTTGCTGAAGAAGTATAGAGAGCTAGTTTAAATTTATCACCACCAGATTGTTTAAAATTGTGATCAGCTTCTAGTAATTGTTTTTTAAATGCGTTTGCAATTGCTTGTGTTATAGCCATAATTTATCTCTTATTTTCCTCCGACTCTGGGAACACCTGATTGGTATTCATCACGTCGTCTTCTTCCCATTTGTTCTATTGAGAATCCTTGCACCGCTTGTTTATATCTTCCTTCGTATAATTGTAAAAGATCTGCTGGACCTTTTAAAAAACTAAAGGCTTCGACTAAACATGCATACAAAAGTCCGTTGGGAAAATACTTACTCAAGTATGTTTGTGTATTTGTACTAGATAAACCTGGGTCTTTCAAGATATAATTAACTTGAACTTGATATGTTGAGTTAGGAGTAGGAGCTAAAACCATTTTATCATCCTCCCACATACCATAATACTTAGGTTCTCCTGTTACCCCCGTAGAGTTAAATTCTGACATGAAACTTGTATCTCTAAACTCTAAAAAATTTCTCGTGGACCCTGAACCACCGTTCACTATTTGTACAGATCTTACTATTAAAGCATCTGCTGGAGTAGAAATAAACCTGTCATTTGTAACTAAATTAGCTGTAGCATATCTTCTATTATTGTCAGAATCTACATCTCTATAAATTCTCCATTCAGAATCTTCGATAAAACCATTTACAATAGCAGTAGTTAAAACATTACTATCTACCTCTGTGTAATCGCTAATTTTTTGTACTAATTCTGCGTATGTCATTATTCAGGACTTCCTTTATATTTTAAACGTATTTTTTTTATTTTACGATCTTCTATTTCTGCCTCTTGTCTTTTAGGTGTAAACATGTCTTTAATAAATTTAATAAATTTTCTAATCATGGTGATATTGTTATAGGTCCTACTGAGCACCCATAACCTCCTCCTTTTATACTACCACTTGTAGCAGTATCTGTGTTAACTGTAAAATGGAAAAAATTACTTAATGAATAGTCTGATGTATTTGTTCCTGGGTTTCCACTTCCTGTATTACTAACATATTTTCCTGTTGTGATAGCGTATCCTGAACCTTGTCCTATTTGTGCACCTGTAATTCCATCAAAACTTGGAATAGTTGCATAAGCAAAAACAGGGTTAGTAGCTGTTCCTGTACCAGGTGATATTGTTGGGGGACCTCTAAATAAATAAGTTGTACCACTTGTTAAACCATGTCCAGGAGAAAAAACATTTATTATTCCTGACCCTGCTGCATAAGTTTCAAAACCATCTTGTGTTATCATGACAGTTGTAATGGGTTCTGTTCTATCTGTTCGGACATTAAGTAATGCAACACCATCTCCACCAATTGCTTTAGGTTCGAGTTGTGGTTGCTTAGGTTCATATTCTGTGTAATGAACAAAAGAACCATTCCATTCTTTGACCATTTCTTTATATGGAAATTCCATACCTGATCTATCTGAAATAGCTTTTGAATGTTTTCCTGTTGCGTACTTAGACATTAAGTTCCTGGGTAATAAGCTTTAGGTGTAATAAATGTACTTGAAGCTGAACCATCTTCTTGTAATGCTCTTTGAAACTCATCTTCATAAATTAATTTCATACCTTGCATTAATTGTGGAGCATATTTCATAGAAAGATAATAAGCTAAACCAGAAACCATACATGGTACAAATCTAAAAGGCATGTCCGTTGCGTTTGTATATTCTCCAGCATCTTGAATTCTTTTTATGTAATAAAAATGCATATCTTTAGATGCATTCGTAGAATCAGGAGTTGGATAAACATTAACACTAACATGATCAATAAATCTTTGTACCCAATATTGATTAGGTGTACCTTGAGATAGTTTATTAGAAAAAGCACCATAAGTTGATCTATCAACTTTTGTCATTGGACTATCTGATTGATCTGTTGCTGTTCTATTGCTTCTTAATTGTGCTTCAAGGACATCGGATATTCCATACACTCCATTTGGATTTGAAGTAGCACTTGTACCGTCAGAGGATGCTCTAAAAAATTTGTATTCAGCTTGCCCTTGAATTAAATCAAGATCAAGTTCTCCTATTTCCCAATAGTGAATACCTCTATTGCCCCATTCTTGAAGCATTATATTTAAAGAACGTCTAGCCGTTTTTAATTGAAAACCAGAATAATCTAGTACTCCAATTCTTTCATAAGCTTCTTCTACTATTTCATCAATAGAAAAAGTCTTATCAAATGTAGTTGTACCCGAAGTTGTGTTAGCCATTTAGCCTCCTATTCGTAGACTTTAATCCATTCACAAACAACTGTAACTGTATCTCCTGCTGTGCAAGCTGGTAAAGTTAAATTAACATCTCCTGAATATCCACTTGCTTTAGTGTTTTTAAGACCACCAAAATCAGAATAATCAAAAGCCATTTCTCCTGCTAATGTTTGAAAAGCAACATCTGTTGTTGCATCCCAAAGTAATCTTACAGCATCCGCTGGTGCTGTAACTGATACATTAAAACTAACTTTGTTAAGTCTTACTGTTTTGCAAGTTTTACCATTGTTTGATGCTAATGCTGAAACATCAACTATTTTAGTTGAGCCTCCTGAACTATCAGAAACATTGTTATAATGTGTTATAAGTTTTTTTGCTCCGTCGAATACAGTTGTGTTTAATACTGTGTCTGCCATATTTTTCTCCTTTTAAAAGGTGCCTGCATTACCAGGCACCTCGAGTTAATTTATTACGCGTCTGCGTATGGTGTTACTATTGTACCTGATCCAATCAATAAAGAATTGTGAACCAAATATGTAATTGCATCAACCGCGGTAAACGAAACTATGCTACCAACGATTCCACCTTTTGTAGAACCATTCATAGTTATAACATCATTTGTTGCAGCTGGTACAAAAGCTTTTTTTGCACCGTCGTTTACACCAATTAAGATTGCACCTTTAAATTTATCAGTACCGTCTGTTTTGATATCCATATCAGTTGCAGCTGTTTCCACTACAAAGTGAAAAGTTGCACCAAGGTTATTTAAGTTGTTGACGTCGTTATCACCTGCTGATGCTCCATTTGCACTTATATTGATACTCGGTAAAGTAAATTTACCATCAGCATCATTTGTAAGTAAAATTTTGCCAGCGTGTGCAGCAACTGTCAAAGTTGTGTCAGCTGTTAAGCTAACAGTCATACCAGGACCTGTATTTATAAAGCCATTTTTAGAAATGACCGGTCCCGAAAAGGTTGTGTTTGCCATGATTATTCTCCTAGTTAAATTCTACATAGTCTCTAGGCCGTCGACTATACTGCGTCTATGCAGAATATTAATTTATGTATAGTGCCAAAAGTATATACTAGTTTTGAGTAGAGTGCAAGAGAGCCTGTAGTGTGGAGTGGATTTTTTCCAACGATGTAGCTTTTTACTAAGTAGCTACTGAAACTTCAGGAGTTAAACCTTCGACAGTATTCTGTCTGTGGGCAATTGCTGCTTCTTCCAGCTTGATCTTTGTGATGACTTCTTTAACTTTGTCATCAATTCTGACCATTTCAAGAGTATATCTATTATTAGATAGGTGCTCTTGTTCCCACTTCAACTCCAAGGACCTTTTTGCTTTGTATAGGTCTTGTATCATCTATAACCTCCTCATAGGTTATTCTATTTACCTTGTCGTCATAACTTACTCCAAGGTTTTCCCAAACTATACTGTTTTCTCCTAGTTTGTCAAGGATTGATTGTTCTAGTGAAGTTGGGGAATCTTCAGAATCAACTTTAAACTTTGCGTGATAATTGTATGCCCAAATGTTGATTATGAATTTTTTCATGGTTTTTTCTTTCTATATTGTAAATGAGGCGGTTTTAAGGCCGCCTCATAAAAAGTATTAATTAAGCACCTTCAACGCCAAAGATACCTCTAGGGTCAGAAACTCCAAAAGAGTATCTTTCTCTAGCTTTATATCTAACGTTACCAGTATCGAAATCGCCTTCCATTGCAGTTGTCAATGGAGCTCTATTGAACATTTTCATGCCATTAGGGACATCTGTTAAGATATAAAACGCATCTGAGTCTGTTAGGTAGTTGTTCACTCTATAACCTTGAGGAATCATACCCATAGAAACAATTGCATTGATATCGTTATCAGCTGTGCTTGTTCTACCTTGAGATTTCATCAATCTCTCAGCTGTGAACTGAAGCTCAGAAGGAATAATCATTTTTACTCCTCTTGCTGCGATTCTAAGGCCTCTTTCGTCACTCATTTGACCAATGTCTATTAAAGACTGCTCTAATGAAGTTTCGTTAAGGTCAGCTTGAGTTGCTAAAGTGTTAGCAAAAGTTCCAGCTACTGTAGGGTGAGAAGTGTTAAATAAAGAAACACCGTCACCTGAATCAAAAGCATCTGCAGTTGGCAGACCATTGATTAGTGGCTCGACTGATTTTACTTGTTTAGCATTACTCATAGATCTAGCTAAAGCTTTTGTATATCTAGACGCAAGTCTATCATACAAGTTGTCCTCAATCGCTTCTTCAGTGATTGCGAACGCTAAAGCTACAGTCTCATGAGTGTATCTAGCTGTGAAAGTTTCTTGTGCTTCATCAAATGAAACTCCAGAACCTTCACCTTTTACTTGTGCGTTTGCGAAACCAGATAACATTACTTCCTCTTCGAAAGCTCTGTCAGATGATTCCTCGTTATAAATCTCAGCATGCTGATTTTCGTAACGTTTATATTCCAGGCCGAATAGTGCATTCAAACCTGGCTCTAACTCTTTTACGAGTTGGGATCGTGATATAGCCATAATTTATTCTCCTATTCTAGCTTAGTTTTGTAGTTCGATTAGATTAGCAACTACTACTACTGATCTGAAAGCCGCATTTTCATCGTTTTCAGGATCTTCAGCAGATCTTAGCAGTCTCCATGAAGCCGCATCAGCACTTGTATCATCATGATCCAAAGTTGCTGAAGATTGTCCAGTAGTTGTACTACCAGCAGAAGCATTCATGTCATACGTTTCAAGGTATCCTGCTTGTGCTAATGCAGCATCAATAGCTACTACATATTGTTGTTGAGGGTTATCGAATACAAATGCATCGATATCTTCTGAGTTTGCTGGTGTTACTTGTACGTAATGGTTCGCAAACGTCGGCTTTAAAGTTGTAGCCGCGTTATAGAATATTCCATTTAATACGCCAAGAATCGGAGTGTCAGTTCCCTGACCTTCGACAATATAACCAGCAGCAGAAGCAACCGCACCACCATGAAATATAGTAGTTGCGTAGTTGGCGTCGATTTTATATTTGCCTTGACCAGAAGTCGCTGGAGTTGATCCAAGCGTTCCTGCAGCAATCAAACCGAAACCTTGTGTGTTTCTATTTGCCATAGTTATTTTCTCCTTATGTACCTGCCTCGAAAGGCCTCCAGTACGATTGATTTAATTCAGTGATTTAAAAATTACTTTTTAGTACCACCGAAGGTTACACGAGATTGCCTTTCAATATTGATTGGCATTCTACTATCTTGCTCCTTCATTAAATCGTGTTTGACAGCTTCGTCTCTTTGTTTATGACGGTCTGTCATATACTCTTGACGTTGTTGCGCGATTTCTGTTGGTACCTTCGCAAGTAGAAGGCCACCTACCCCAATCACTCCCTTGTATTTACCGTCTTCGACAGTAGGATAGTCAGATGCATTTTCAACTTCTTCAGATCTTACTAATTCATACCCTTCTCTTAATCTTCCAGATATGTTTTTCGTATCTTGAAAGCCAACGCTTTCTGCTCTAATCCATCTATACCTGAATCCATCAGGTGCAGGGGGTGCATCTAGAGAAGATGGTGGAACCCACACTTTTGGTCTTTCAGACTTTGACCGTGTTTGATCCGCACGTTGAGAAGTATTTTTATTTTCTTTTTCCATGTTACGCTCCTTCCTTCGTGAGTTTTAATTGTTTTGCGTAGTCTTCGAGTGGCACACCTAATTTTTTAGCTATTGCTACTTGTGAAGATGTGAGTCTCACAGTTTTGCGACCAGGCTTTACGCTTCTTGTGGCTGAAGCCACTGTCTGAACAGGGGCGGTCGTTTGCCTATTGTTAGTATTACCAAATTTATGAGGGAAGTCAACTCTAATTCTTTTATCAACTTCTGCATAATATTCGTCAGAATTGGGATCATAACCTTCTTTATCAGTTAAGTCCTTATGTATCTCAAAAGCAGTATATGTCATTGCTCTATCGTTGCCAAACCAACTATTATTAGATGCCCAAGCATCAGCTCTGGGATCTGTATTAATCGGTTCTTGCATTGTTTGAGCAGGTTGCATAACCTGGTTTTGAGGAACATTAACAGGTATTTCTTCCTGTCTTCGTTCTCTACCTTCTTTAGTTTGTTCAAGTTTTGCATTCTCAAAAGCAAGAGTTGCAATTCTTTTGTTAGCTTCTACTTGAGCAGTAGCATCTCCGTTTTCAATAGCTGACGATAATTCTTTTTGTGCAGCTTCTAAACCGGTATTAATACTAGTCTCAAACTTCTTAACATATTCAGAATCAGTTTTTTCAAACTTCTTTTCTAGAACCTGTCTTTTTTCTTCAACAGCTCTTGCGTACTGAACAGCAGCTTGTTCTCTTCTTTCTGCTTCTCTCATTTTACGAGTTAATTTCGCAATACGAGATTGTACCCCTTTACTGTAATCTTCAAGATTTTCATCTTGTTTTTTTTCGTCTAACCTTGTTTCTCGTTCGTTTTCAAATGTTTTATCTGTTCCTGTATCTTGTTCCGTGTTTTCCGTTTCTACAACGGATTCGTCTTTTGTTTCTTCAATAGAAACTTCTGCATCAGGTCCTGATGTATCTATTGGTACTAATTTATTTTCTTCGTCTGGCATAGTTACTCCTTTCTATGATTAAAACTCATGCAAGATGTCCTCTGGACTATCAATTGTTGCTAATACTTCGTCGTCATTTAATAAACGCATTTCTCCGCCGTCTATTTTAATTCGGCTGCCTGCATAACGTGCAAACATTACCCAATCTTTGACCTTGCACCACGGGCCTTCGGGATATCTTTCTTTATCCTTGTAACATTGAGGACCCATAGCCATAACCAAACCAACTTGAGATGCAACTTGTTGCCTCTCTAAAGTTGTTTCAGCTAATACTAATCCACCTTTAGTTTTATCTTTCATTTTAAAAGGTAAAACTATTAACCTCCACCCAGTAGGCTTTGGTAACTTAGGTTCTTTCTCTTCTTTTTTCTCTGATTTTTTTACACCAACAAGATCATTGTTCGGTGTTAATATTGATGACTGTTCCTTCATTGTGCTCCTTATCGTTTAGCAGGTTAGAGATTTCCTGACGCACTGATTCCAGTGCATTGATTTGTCCTATTATATACTTGTAATTTTCCATACTGTCAACCCCTCCAGAAGTTACGGATATTGACAAATCTTCTATTCTTGAATCTAAAAATCTTAAAGTTTTATTTATTACTGTTTCTAATTGCATTATTTCTTCGCTACCTTTCCTGTGTTTTCACCTTTTTTAATAACATAATCTTGAGTACCATTAGCTCCCGTATTCACTTCTTTTTTTAGTTCTTTAAAAAGGTTCATTTGTTTTTTATCTTTTTCTTTCTTTTTAGAATATTCTTCTAAAGCTTTTGTATCTCTCACTAGCAATTCCACTTTCTAAGTGATTTAGATAATCTATCCTCTCCAGTATTATTACTAGCCTTTTGTCTTTTACGCATCCCCTTCATACGCGCGCAGAACGACTTACGTCTTTTTGCAGCTTTAGATCCTTTTTTTAATTTTGATGGTTTTGTTGTAACAGCAGTTTTTAATTTAGAACCAGGGTTCGCTGCTTTATACGAATCAACACCTTTTTGATTTAATCCACCGGACTCTGACTTACCTTCTTTTCTAGTCCACGCTGGACTACCACCTCTTTTAAAATCTTGTCTCATGTGAATGTTTTTACGTTTGTAGGTTTACCACCTGGATTACCAGCTGCTCTTTTTCGTTTGACAGCACTCACCTTTTGCCCTTTTGACATCTGTGTGGCTTTTGCAAGTGGGACGCATTTTGGATATTTCCTCTTTGAGCCTTTGCTTCTCCCGCAAGGTTGATACTTCCCGTCTTTCTTCGGCGCTCCAATATCGACCCATTTTTCCGATACCCATTTTCTCAACCCACCTTTTGAAAAGTGAGTACGCATTAAACACAGCCACCTTTAACGTATTTCATTCTAGTCATATCCATCATTCCACCACCCATAGCTTTTTTTCTAGTTTTCTTTTTGCCACCTGGTGTAACTTTTCCTGAACATACGGCTGAACCGTACATGTTAGCATATGCTGAAGGGTATACTTTGAATTTTCTTTTAGCGGCTGCTTTGCCTTTTGCACAAAGTTTAGCCATTATTTTTTCGCTTTCCCACCTGTTTTAGCAACCATTCTTTTTGGATTATATCCAAACTTTTTTGCTAACTCAGGGTTTGATTTAGCTAGTTTAGCTAATCCTTTATTTTTACTTTTACTAATTGGTTTTCCTGGCATTATTCTCCTTTAGCTTTTTTAAACATTCTACCTATTACTTTGGTATTATCTTTTTGTATTCTTTTATATGCTTCTTTATTTGATTCAGATTTTTTTGTACTTTTTTTAAAAGTTAAAGGCATATCATTTTCTATTTCAAAAGCAGTTTGTTTTAATTTTGCTGTTGAACCTTTTAATTTTTCTGTACCAATTTTTAAATCTCTTGTTGCTTTTTGTATTTTTGTCTCAGGTACGTTTGTTTTAGTTTTGTTGATAGCTTTACCTGCAGCTTTTAAAGCTTTGTATCCGTATGATAAAATTCCCATTATTTTTTTCCTCCTTTAAATATTTGTTTTTTTAATTTATCCATTATGAATTTCTTCCAAATGCTCTACCACCACCTTTTAGTGCTACACCACCTCTTTTCATAGGTTTTTTTGGTTGTTGCAAAAAATTACCTGTTTTAGAATTAAAAGTTCCTAGACCTCTATCAATTATACTTTGTTGGTAATCTGTTGGAAAAAAAAGTTTTTCTTCTCTCTCAACTGGTTTAGATTTTGAAGCTTTACCTTTAGTAGCTCTTATTTTTTTTTTTGGATTTTGTCCTGGCATATTTTATCCTTTTTTTCCTGCTTTAAATATTTGTGTTCCTTTTATACCATAGATTGACGCTACTACAAGTATCCAAAGATTAGTAAACCATTTTGGTAGCTCTGAGAACATCTCGAAAAACAATTTTACCTTGTCCATTGCTGTTGGATCGTCACTTACGACTGCCCAGGCTAAGATTGCGATTGGCAAACTTAAAATTATTAAAACTGCCTCGTCTTTCCAGTCTGATTGTCTAGCTTCAAGTAGTTTTCCTTGGTAAGCTTCTTCTCCCGAAGCCATACGAGAAGCATGCATCAATTGTGCATCCGACATTGCCATTTTAGTCTTCTGTTTGTTAGCGTAAATTTTACTACCAGCAGAGACGGCTAATTTAATTGCCGAAAACCACATATTAGTACCAAGTAGCTGTTTTCTTTTTATTAGATAGCATTCTTTTAGTTCCTTTAACTTGTTCCTTGTCTCCAGTAGGAATATAGTTGAAGGCACTGTTGGCAGTAGTCTTAGATCTTGGATCTATTTCAACATTCTGCGATGGAACTGCTATTTGTTTTTCTTTTTTATAGTTCATCATAGTTTTTACCTTTGTTAACTTAATATATCATTATTTTTCATCAAAGATAGACATTTGTTGCATGCCAGATTTAGCTAAACTTGTATTAGCTCTTAATTCTGCTAATTCTTCGTTCTGATCCATCTTATCTTCGGCTAAATCTCTTGCTTGCATTAGTTTTGCTCTATCAAAATTGGTTTTTGCTTCATCAGCTTCTCTTTTTCTATCATTTTCCATTGCTCTTAAATCAACTTCACGTGATTTTAACTTTAATAGTGGGTCATTATCAAATTGAGAAGTAATTTTATTTTCTTCTTTCATAAATTCTTCTGTCATCTCAGCAATTAACACTGCTTTTCTACCTTCTACTTCGTTATTTAACATTTGAACTTGTTCTTGTATCTGTGGGTTAGTTGCTGCCATCTGTTGCATCTGTTGTATCTGTGCAAGCTGTTCTCTAAACTCCATTTGAACTTGTTCTTGAGCCATAATTGAAATGTGCTCTAATATATTTTTTTGAACTGCAGCCATAACTGGTGGATTATTTCTTACCATGTTAACAGACATAAAATTCAAGTGAGCTGTAATGTGTGCTCTATGATCTTGACCAGGAAAAGCTTTGAAAGGTTTACCACCCATAGCATCAATGTGTTCTAAAGAAGGATCTTTAGGTGCTTCTGGTGGTGTTGGAGGCAGAACGGCATCTACATCTTTTACACCAATCGCATTATACATGTTTCTATAAATTTGATACATGTTGTGAAGTTGTGGATTGCTTGTTGCAATTTGTAATTGCGTTTGAGCTAAAGTTATTCTTTGTGACATTGAAAATATATTAGGGTCAGCAACTGGGACCACGTCTACTCTATCATCAAAATCAGATTGTTTAATATTTCTTTCACCACCCACAACATCATAAGGATATTCTGGTGGTAAATACTGTGCAACTATTTTTCCTAACAATCTAAATTCATTCTTCATTGCTGCATAACATCTTTTATGTATTGCAGACATTACACGTGAACCACGCTCAAGAAGTGCAACTGTAGTTCCAACTGCAGCACCTTGATTTCCGTCACCCACTTGCATATCAGCAATAGCCGCGAATCTTTGACCTGCTTGTACAACCACTCCTAATAATTGTAGAAGTGTTTGACTTGGTTCTTTGTAGGGTAGTGGAAAGAATGCATCTCTTAAATTACCACCTGGTGCATCTACATCTTTAAATTCACCTGGTTGTATTGGCGACGCTTCATCTCTAACTCTAACTCCACGTTGTTTAAATCCAGCAGGTAAGTTAGCTAAAGTTCCAGCATCTAATAACTGTCTTAAAGCTGAAGTCGCTGTTCTCGACAATCCACCAATCATGTGAATTAAACCAAAACCATAAAAACCTAATCCTGGTAAAAATTTAAAATGCACAAAATATTGTATTTTGTTTTTCTTTACATCTTCTGGAGCATAGTTTCTTCTTATAGCTAGAACTGATCTACTTCCTTCTTCAACAGTTACAATGTAAGGTAGTTTAATTCCAGTTGGTTCTTTATCTTCACCAACATCTTCAAAACCTTCTAAATCTAAATTAACATGACATTCTAATAAAGTGTAGACAGGTTCGTTTGTACCTGATTTTTTAGTTCCTTCTAGTTCACGTTCTTTTTTTTCTAAATCATTATTTAAAGGTGTTCCTGGAGGACCTAATTCTACATCTCTATAGAATCCAGACACTTGTTGTTTTCTCAGTTCGTTCTCTGAAATTTTCACGGTATGAATAACTGCCTCCGCATCTTCTAATGAGGTAGCAGTATACGGGACAACTAATTCATCCGCTGGTACAAACTTTGATACCGCTCTTCCAAGTGGCACATCGTAGTAAATTTTTTTAAATGTAGAACCTGCTAATGGTAAATGAAATAACATAGAATCAAATTCAGATTCATATTCTTTAATCTGATCCATAATTAAATAGTTCATGAAATCTTTGACACGTTGTGCCTGCTGTTCTACCTGAGGACTTTTTTTACCAATAACTTGTGTTCTTACTGGTCCATCACTTGGTAATAATTCTTTGTAAGCTTGAGCTTGAAATTGTGTAACAGCTTCTGCTAGAACTGGGTGCGTTGCACCTGAAGCTCCTTGAAAAGGCTCTGTTCTGTTTTCGTATTTAAAACCTAGAAGATCTAATCCTGTTCTATAAGATTGTTCCCATTCTTTTCTAGATGATTTGTAATCCATAAAATTTTGAACCATTTCATTTCCAACAGGTTCTAAAATATCATCAGGTAAAATATCAGCTAAGTTATCAAAGTGTGATTCTGTTCCAGAAATATTAATTGCACTGGGATCAAAGTCTAACGTAGCTCCGCCGTCTTCTTCTTGAATAATCTCTACAGGTTCTTTATTAACGTCTTCTTCCTGAATATTAACTTCTTCTGACATCTCTTCTTCTGAAGGAATGTCAATCTTAGTCCTAGTATTAGGAAGTCCTTTGTCTATATCTGCCATTTATTTCTCCTATATCTTCTTAACACGATTAAATAGACCTTGCAACCCTTGAGGTGTAGGTCCTGATTGTGGTGCAGGGCCTGATCTATCGCCTGCTTCTTTTGCAATACCACCGCCTGCGAGTTCAATTGCCTCTAAACCTGTTGAGGGTTTTAATATATCTCTTTTTTTAGATCTCATTTTCTTTTCTTTTGCAAACTCTTCTCTTCTTTTTTGATCAAGAGCTTGAGCATTAAAAAACATATTTAAATCAAAGTCTCCTTTAAAACCTTTGCTTGGGGGCAGGATAGTATTAAATGTTTTTGATTGTTCTAAAACCTTTTTGTTTAAATTTTCTGCTTTTAATTTATTCATTGCTTGTGTTCTATATCCACCACCTTGAGTAGATAAATTTTCTGCTCTTAATGAATCATCATATGTATCTTTCAATTTTTGTGCTTTCCCATAGTCTGCATATTTTTCTTTTAACTGTTCTTCTTCACTTTTACCAAACAAACCATAAGTGGCATTAGATATAATTTCATCTTTGTTTGCACCTTTTGCATACTCATACGCAACAAATGGAGCAGCAAATAACGCTTCATAAGCCAAGGCTGTTGGACCTAACATATTTTTTAAAAATCTCCCACCTTGAATTGTTTTAGTTATAGCTGTTACATTTGCTTTATCACCTGGTGTCAGTTTACTAGGATCTCCTTTTAATTTTTCCACACCTTTTGTAGCACACGCTGTTACATTTAAACCTTGGTCAAAACCTATTCGACCACCATTAGCCTTACCTGGACAACCTATTTTTGCTAAACGTATTTGATCCGGTTTAGCTATAGTTTTTAATACATTATCTAAACTACCAAATTTTTTATCAATCGCTGTTTTACCTTTTGGATCGTTGTATATTTTTTCTGCATACTGACTAAATCTATCTGCTTGTGTTGTAGCTGTAGTTATGGGTTTTGATGCAAGTTTGCCATCTTTAATAGAATAGATATTTGATTTTACACCTAAGTCTTTATAAGCATCTTTAGTTAATTTATTTAAACTAGCTACGTTATCTTTTACATTAACACCGGCTTCTATATCTCTTATCAAAGCTCCTCTAGTTGCTTCAAACCCTCCAAACCCAATCTTCGTGTTTTGTCGTCTTGTAGTTCCAATTAAATCATTTAAGGCAGTTCTCATTAAATCTTTATTACCGCTTCGTGCTGCAGCAGATAAACCTTGACCATGATCTATACTGTATAGTAAACCTGTATCATCTAAATCAGTTAAACCAAAAAATTTAGCAGCAACTTTTTGTTCTCTAACCATTGAGTTTTTAATAGAGTTTTTTTTAAGACCTAATTCTTTTTCGATTAAATTAGCATTCACTTTCCAACCTTCACTTTTATTTATCTTGGCTGTAAATTCATTATAAGGTTTTGCAAGATCATCAAAACTATTAAACACTTCAAATTTAGAACCTTTCTGTAATCCAGAATCTTTTTCTGAAAGTAAATATAAAACATCTTTATCTAAAATGTTTTTAAAAGATTTTATAGTCTGACCTCCTGGAGCTCCTCTTTTATCTAAATTAATAAAATCAAAATAATCATTAATCTTATTTTTCAAACCAGGTGTTGTTTGAATTTTGTTTTTATAAAAGATCTTTTTCCATTGAGCTTGATATTTATCAACACCACTTGGATTTTCAGGTGTATAGAATGTTACATTATCATAACTAAAAGGATTTTTACTTACTGCAGTCCCTTTACCTTTACTTGTACTTAAATTAGGAAAACCACTTTCAGTAGTCGTTTTTATTTTATTTGTTGATATTTTTTTAGATTGTGTTTTAAAATCTTTCTTAAGTTGGCTAGTCATTTTTTCAAAATCTCTAACACCATAATTTTCAAGATTATTGTTTAGCCAATTAGAAGTCCAAGAATCTATTTTACTTCTTGCATCAACTATTTCTTTGGTAAATTTCCCTGTTCTTTCAGCTGCCGTTTCAGTGCTGTAATTAGAAACTCTTTTAAAAAATTGTTTTTTAGTTTCGTCAAGATTTTGAGTTAAAAGTTTTTTATCTCTTCCTACTTTTTTAGAATACAGTTTAGTTTTCTTATTATAAATGGTATTATAATTATCTGAATAAACCTTGTCTCCATTATACCCGGGCCGTGATCCGTCGACATTGGGTTGTACTAACTGGCCGTCTGCAAACATGGGCCGTGATCCTTGGTCCATGGCGCTTGGGCCATCGTCATCGTAGATAGATGAAAAGTTCTCTAGTCTCTGTCCTATAAGATCAAAGGGGTCCATTTACTCTCCTAACATTCGAGCAATACCGCCTGATGCTTTTTTAATAGATTGTGTTTGATTAATAGTTTTTGATGTAATTGGTTTAACTTGGTCACCTACTTCTGTAAGTATATCATCAGATATACTTGAAGATTCATCGACAATTTCCCCTGCAAATTCTCTGTCACTTCTTATATACGCTGTACCTTCTTCATACTCAGGTTTTGTTTTAACAGGTTTGCCACCTTTACCGATAATAGTTTCACCGGGTGTATAACTCATGTAAGTTTCTTCGGTTAATGGTTGACCATAATAATCAGCTGCATCATCATCTAATTTTACTTTCATTCTTTGAATTTCTTGTCTACCGGTTACTGCATCTTCTGTTAATTGATAGTCTTTAAATTTTGTAACTTTTTGTCTTTCTTGTGTTGAAGCTGTTTGAGTTACATCATCACCTAGTCTTTTAATTTTATCTACCAATTTAAAAAAGTAAGGTGGAACTCCTCCACTAGATGTTGCTACTTCTTTAGCAACTTCTTTAGTTGCTTGTTTACCACCAATTCCAAGTATACCTGTTTTAATAGCCGCGGCCCCTGCACCAAGGCTACCTAGTAATTTTAAAAATCCTCTACGACCCATACCGCCACCTACAAAAGGTGCTCTCATTATTCCGCCGTCAGCTTTATTTTCTACGTTCGGTGTATTAAATTCATCTATTGTTTTCATTAATTTTTCTTGATCTATTTCGTTCATTCTTCTTCCTATAGCTTTTATACTTCCACCTTTAATAGATGTAGTTGCACTATCTATTGCATTATTCATATCTTTTTCAGCAGCTTCAAAAATAATTTTTTGTATTTCATCGTTATTAGGTTTTCTTCCAGTTACTTTCATAAAACCTCTTGCTAATCTTAATACAAGATTAGTTATACCCCCTCCTACTAAACCAATACGTCCGCCGTCAGCTTGTTTAGTTCTAGTTACATTTTTAAATGTTTCTATGATTTCATCAGTGCCTTTACCTTTTTCCATCATCTTAAATGCCTCATCTATTGTTGCCAATACTTCTGCTTTTCTTTGCATATTATCATCAATTAATATTTTGTCTAACAGATCGTCTGTAATGCCTGGGTATTTTTGTTTTAACTGTAGTCTTTCTACCATTTTAGGAGCGAGAGATTTTGCTACGTCCATTTCAGTTCCAAGATCAAATGAAGATAGTTCTTCTATTTCATCTACACTCATTAATTTTCTATCACCACTTCCTTCCATATCTTCAAGTTTTTGTTCTAAGAATCTTTTTCTAGCTTCTGATTTGTCACCTGGTTCTGGATCTAGTTTACCCATTCTGTATTGTTGATACATATCATCCATATATTCTTTATGTTCTATTCTTATTCTGTTTGCAGAACCAACTGTGCCATCAAAATTATAAGCCTCTAATTCTCCTCCTATATCCTCTGCAAAATCGTAAATTTCATCCTCGGTCATTTCTCTGTTTGGATCAGGATTTCTGTCTTTAAATTTTTTAAACATATCTCTGTCTAAAGTTTTTTGTGGTGTTTTAAGTTTGTCTGCAGTCGTAATTGCTTTTTTACCAAATTTATTTTGTAATGCTTTTAATAAACCTTGAACAACTTTACTTCCACCTGCATAACCAATACGTCCGCCCATTGCTTTTTTCTCTGGGTCATCTAGTTTATTTTTTAGATTTGCAATACCTTGCTCATTTTGTTTTATAAGTCTTTCTCTAATCTGTTCTTCAGTCTCATCAATATTTTTACCACCTAGTATAGGTTTGTTAGGATTAACTGGTTCACGGTCAAACATGTTAACAACTTTTCTTTCGTCAACAGCTTGATTAGCTGCTTTCTGTTTTAACAAAAGCATTTCTAAGTTATTTGGATTTCTACCATTCTTTTTAATAAATAGTGATAGTAAAAGTTTAAACATTAATAATAATTCCTTTTAGCTTGTTCGACTTTTTCGTCGATATAGTCTTCTGGGTGACCTATTAATCCACCTTGTCTAAAACGCATAATTGCTTGAGTCGTTGAATCGACTAAGTCATCATGATCTCCATATGGAAAAGCAGCGCATTCTTCTATAACTTCTTCTGCGAACTTTTGTTCAGGAGCCCATATCATACCACTTTCAAATAAAGGTGCAACAGCATTTACACGGGCATGCTTATCATTTCCTTTACTAGGTGTGAAATTGACAACTGGGATATCCATTTGTCTAAGCTCATAAGTTAAAGGTAAACCAGAGGCTTTGGCCTCAACTATAACTGATTCGGGCTGCCAATATTCATACTGCTCTAGTGCTTTACGCCTAAGCTCAGGAAATTCATATCTACCCTTTACAGCATCAAGTAAAATTAAATTAGGTGGATCGTCATCGGTCGGTCTAAAAATACCCCATGTAGTAATCGCTGAATAGTCAGCTGTTTCTTTTTTAAGAAATGCTGTATCATAAGATTGTATGACATGATCTAGTCTTGGAATATAATCTTTAGTATATGTTCTCCACCATTCTCTTTTTAAGATTGCACCTTCTTCACTAGTTGGCTGTTGCATCCATTGAGCATTCCACTTACCAACAGGAAGAGCTGCTTTTACTTTTTCTAATTCATCTAAGTTCCAATACTCAGGCCATACAGGAACTTGTTTTGTTCCTTGGTCCATGATTGCTGGAAATTCGACCACGTGCCACTGATCAGATTTAGCTTCTTTTTGATTTTTAACTAACATACCTGTCAAGTCTTTTGTATTCCATCTCGTCATTACAAGCACAATTTTACCACCAGGTTGAAGACGTTGCCTAGGTCCTGATGTGTACCATTCATATGCAGACTCCATTGCATTAGGGGATAATGCATCTTGCTCAGAATGCGGATCATCAATTATTAATAGGTCAGCACCCCGTCCGGTTATAGCACCGCCAACTCCAGCTGCAAAATACTCCCCACCTTGTGCTGTTTCCCACCTACCAGCGGCTTGCGAATCTTCTCTTAGAGTTGTTTGAAATACCTTACGATAGTCATCACTATCAATAAGTGTTTTAGCTTTACGACCAAAACGCACTGCAAGTTCTCCTGTGTGCGTTGCTTGAATGATCTTTAATTTTGGATTACGGCCCACCATCCATGCTGGCAATAAGTATGAAGCAAACTCTGACTTCGTGTGCCTTGGCGGCATATTTATAATCAATCGGTTTATTTCACCTTTTGCAAGTTGGTTAAATTTTTCTGCAATATGTCTATGATGTGAGCCTTCCACAAAATCTGGCCACACGCATTTTACAAAACTTAGGAAATCATTTTTGGCTTTTGTCTGTATTTTCTTCTCAGCATGCATAACCTGTAGTTGTAAAAATTGTTTACGGACGTCTGAGGGTAATTTAGTTATGTCTATATTATTCAAATTCATAAAAATTTTTATAAAATTTTTTTGCATCACAAAAATGATGAAAATGTTTCTAACAGCTGTAACTGTCTAAATCAAGCAATATATACGAAAGCAGTGGGACCCCTTTTATATATAAAGGGTGATGGGGGTCAGTGTTTCATGCTACATTGAGATTGAGTCTGGTACCTCTATCCGGTACAGTTCCGCAAAATGCGATACAACCTGTGGTTGGTAAGTGTGTGTCCTACAGGACACACACATGTTTGTGTATTAGTCTAGCAAGACCATGTAAGCTGATGCATTGTGCTGTCTAAAGTAGTCTAAGTCTTTACGTACTTTGTCCCAAAGCTTTGACGTACCATCGACGCCTGCTGCTTTGTCCTCTAGTGTAGCTGCTAACTCATTGATAAATATTCTATCATGAATGATAGACTCTTCCTTTGTTAGCATAACAGACTCGCCATTCATTCTATTCTTACGTTCCTCGGTCTTATTGTTTGTTTGTTCTTGTATCATGTTTCTCCTGTATTTGTTATAGGACTATCCTATTCTACAATCTGTCCGTTGTCAACCCTTTCGATAGAATAATCTCCACCCCAACGATCTTCGTTCTTAACCTTGGCATATCCTTGGCTCTCGCGTCTGTGTCTGATAAACTCTATTGGTCGACCATGTTCAATGTTTTCCATATGTTGATTAAGCCACTCCCCCTCACATGAAGTACTACAAAAATATCTACTTCGTTTATACCAAGTTGCTTTATGGTCCATTGTTAAGTTTGCATAGCGCCCTCGAACCACGCCACGAGATTTTAGAAACCTATCTTGTGTAGTTCTAGTATGGCAATCTGGTCCTTGGCAAAAATGTTTATTTGGCATTAGTGCCTCACTTTCCAACTAGTAGTTGCTGTTCTGTAACCATGACTATCTAAGTCATAATAAACATAATATGGAACACCTTGTTTTGATGTACCATAACGAGATTTCTCGTCATGCTTTCCCTGTCTTGTAATGTGTTTCTTGTGCTTACTAGCCCAGTAAGTGATATAAAATGTTTTGTCCATGTTTCTTTCTCCTGTATTTGTTATAGGACTATCCTATTACAGATAGTCCTAGTTGTCAAACTTTAATTTATACTTTCTTCATATTGTTTTCTTGCCAATATTTTTGCCTCCCTTGTATTAGCTGATTGTTTGTTCTTCATGCCCTTAATCATACTTGCTAGATTACTTGGATTGTAGATAGTCAAGCCAGTTGAATTAGTTCTAATTAATTCTGCCTCATCAACTTGTATTCCAAGTTCAGTTGCAAGTTCAATACCCTCGCTAAGATATCTGTATGCTTTCAATCCAATCTTTAACTGGTCGCATTGTTTTTGAATTGTATCAATCCATGATTGATGTTTAGTGACTAGATTACCTTTTGCAATTCTCCATGCCTCTAAATGTTCGTACTCATCTTTAGTACATGCTATTGCTCTTGATCTGCAATAAGATGTTCCAATGACATCAAGAAAATATGGTTCATCAAAAGTTTTTGCCATACCAATATTACTATCGCCACCACTACTATGATTATAACCACTATATCCAAGTGCTTTCATACATTCATCAACATGTTTTGTTTTGTGTGGATTATCTTTGTTTTCTGATTGTTGTGCAAAGATATCTGGGTTGCAATCCATAGCTTTTAAATCTTCTCTAAAATATGCAACTGCAAACTTTTTACCCTCATCACTACCATACTCACTACCATTTAGATTACCAAACAAACCAAAATCAAAATGTGATTTAGTTTCTGTGATATCTCCGTCCTCATCTTTGTCCTCATTGTGTGCAAAGTAAAAACATTTATCTTTTGCTACAACATCACAAGGACTTCCATATTTCTTTTTGAAAGTTCTAAGAACAGAAACATCTTCTGTTGGATATGCTCTCTCTACAATTTCTTTTGCAAACTCATGTGCAATTACATACTCATCATTTACTTTTTCCCTAGCTTGAAGATAGCCCTCTCGTTCTTGTGTGTCCTCGTTCTCAAAAACATTTTTGATCTTATTAAAAAGTTTGTTTCGCAACTCTGTATTCATTCTTATTTTTTGTGTCATGTTTTTACTTTCTTTGTTAATTAATTTAATTTGTTTTATACCTTGACAATAGGATAGTCAAGGATTATATATTAATTATTCCCTTTTGTTATTTACGGAATTAAAAAACTCAAAATAACGAGATTGATAGCACCCTGGAAGATAGCCATTGGGTGCTACTGATCATTATTTGCTGGACTAATGCAATCCTTGTCGCGTTGGTCCTGCTAATAATAGTATCAGTAAGTGTACAACCAGCGTCCACATCTTGCCTCTGGCATTTCCCTGTACGTTAGCGATGATCCGCAAGGTAGCAATGGGTGTACCACCAGCCCGCGCCGGGTCCTCTGATCAAGGGGCGCGGATGGTAATATGAATTGCCACTTTAGAATGATTCTAA